CAAGGTGTACAGGGTGTACAGGGCGTACAAGGTGTACAAGGTGTACAAGGTGTACAAGGTGTCCAGGGTGTTCAAGGTGTACAAGGTGTACAGGGTGTACAGGGCGTACAGGGTGTACAGGGTGTACAGGGTGTACAAGGCGTTCAAGGTGTCCAGGGTGTACAGGGTGTACAGGGTATCCAAGGATTTGGTTTAATATTCAGAGGAACTTATTCTTCAACAACACCTTATCAACAAAATGATGTAGTCTATTACGATGGTGATAGTTTTATATCAATATATCCATTAGATCCTTATAATGTACAAGGCACTCAATTTGTTAATCAAACTCCAGAATTTAGTCCAGGTGTAGTTAATACTACATATTGGGCAAGGATGACCGCTCAAGGTATTCAAGGTCTTCAAGGTGTACAAGGCGTCCAAGGTGTCCAAGGTGTACAAGGCGTCCAAGGTGTCCAAGGTGTCCAAGGTGTACAAGGTGTACAGGGTGTCCAAGGTGTACAAGGTGTACAAGGTGTACAAGGTGTACAAGGAGTACAAGGTGTACAGGGCGTTCAAGGTGTACAGGGTGTACAGGGTGTACAGGGCGTACAAGGTCAACAGGGTATTCAAGGTGGTGGTGTTGTTTGGAGAGGTGAATGGTCCGTCCTAGCAACTTACCAAAAGAATGATGCAGTATTCTATTTGGGTACATCATTTATAAGTATCACACAACCAAATACAGGTAATCAGCCAGATATTAGTCCAGCTAATTGGGACATTCTTGCTAGCCAAGGTGTCCAAGGTGTTCAGGGCGTACAAGGTGTACAAGGTGTACAAGGTGTCCAAGGTGTCCAAGGTGTACAGGGCGTACAGGGCGTACAGGGTGTACAGGGCGTACAAGGTGTACAAGGTGTACAGGGTGTACAAGGTGTACAGGGCGTTCAAGGCGTACAGGGTGTACAAGGTGTCCAAGGTGTCCAAGGTGTCCAAGGTGTACAGGGCGTACAGGGCGTACAAGGTGTACAGGGTGTACAGGGCGTTCAAGGTGTACAAGGTGTACAGGGTGTACAAGGTGTACAAGGTGTACAGGGTGTACAGGGCGTTCAAGGTGTACAGGGTGTACAGGGCGTTCAAGGCGTACAAGGTATACAAGGTATTGTTGGAACTCCAGGTGGTTTCTCAAAACCATTCTACTATTCCAACAATAATACGGTTAACACCAGTCCAGGTGATGGTTATTTAAGAATAGCAAATGCATGGACCAGTACTACAAGTCCAGTAACTCTAGCTATAAGTGAAAAAGATGCAGAGGCAAATAGTAGCGGACCATGGATAAGTAGTTGGGCCAGCTTTGGTAATATTAATAGTTATCATGGTACTATAAGTTTATTTGTAGAGGGCGATCCAAGTAAGGCATGGTTTGGTAAAGTAATTTCTGTAACTAATAATGGTACTTGGTTCTCACTAGGTCTAACTAATGTTGATAATGATGGTGCTGCTCCAATACCAAATCAAAGATTAATTGTATCTTTTGCACCAGCTGGTATACAAGGTTTACAGGGTATACAAGGTCTACAGGGTATACAGGGTGTACAAGGTCTACAGGGTATACAAGGTGTACAAGGTGTACAAGGTATACAGGGCGTTCAAGGTATTCAAGGTGTACAAGGTATACAGGGTATTCAAGGTGTACAAGGAGTACAGGGTGTTCAAGGCGTACAAGGTATCCAAGGCGTTCAAGGTATTCAAGGTATACAAGGCGTACAGGGAGTACAAGGTCTACAAGGTGTACAGGGTGTACAGGGTGTACAAGGTGTCCAAGGTATACAAGGTGTACAGGGCGTACAAGGTATACAAGGCGTCCAAGGTATACAAGGCGTCCAAGGTGTTCAGGGTGTTCAGGGTGTTCAGGGTGTTCAGGGTTATAGTATTTTATGGAAAGGTACTTACGCAGCTGGTACAACATATCAATTAAATGATGTAGTATTCTACAATGGTAACAGCTATATCTTTACAAATACTACACCAACTGCTGGTGCTACTCCTTCAACTGGATATGGACCAACATTAGTAGTTAATACCACCTATTGGAACCAAATGACCAGCCAAGGTATACAAGGTTTACAAGGTGTACAGGGTGTACAAGGTATTCAAGGTGTACAGGGTGGACAAGGTATCCAAGGTGTACAAGGTGTACAAGGTGTCCAGGGCGTACAGGGTGTTCAAGGCGTACAAGGTATCCAAGGTCTACAGGGCATACAAGGTGTACAAGGTGTACAGGGCGTACAAGGTATACAAGGTGTACAAGGTCGTCAAGGTATACAAGGAGTCCAAGGTGTCCAAGGTGTACAGGGTGTACAAGGCGGACAAGGTGTACAAGGTATACAGGGTATCCAAGGAGTCCAAGGAGTCCAAGGTGTCCAAGGTGTACAGGGTGGACAAGGTGTACAGGGTATTCAAGGTATACAGGGTGTACAGGGTGTACAGGGTGTACAGGGTGTACAAGGTGTACAAGGTGTACAAGGTGTACAAGGCATACAAGGTATACAAGGTCTGCAAGGCTTCCAAGGCACTAAGGGTGAGGGCTTTACATTCTTAGGTGATTGGGTAAGCACTCAAAATTATGAACGTAATGACACCGTATTTTACGCTGGTTCAAGTTACACAAGTACTTTTGGTGATGGTGTACCAGCTAGTGGTAGTGGATTCTACAACGTAGGTAATACTCCAGGAACAGATATAACTATTCCAGGTGTAGCTAAGGCCAATAATACCGGTGGATTTACTTGTACTTCAACTAATTTATATGTAAGTGAAGTAGTGCTTGTTAGCGGTACGGTCCCAGCAGGATCCACTTTCCCTAATCCTTACACTGGTGGTAATTATTCAGCAGGTACCGTTTTAAACAACGTAACATTCTATGTTATTAGTGATCAACGTGGTGCCAGCACTTCATTTACACTTGGTGCAACTCAATTTGCTATTGGTGGTGTTGATACAAGTGGTGTTAATAGTTTAACTGGTTTAACATTTAAAGCTCGTCCATGGTTATTGATTGCTAGTCAAGGTGTACAAGGTGTACAGGGCGTACAGGGACTACAAGGTATACAAGGTGTACAAGGCATACAAGGTGTACAAGGTATACAAGGAGTTCAGGGTATTCAAGGTGTACAGGGTGTACAAGGTATTGTAGGTACACCTGGCGGCTATACAGCAACTTATAATTATAGCAGCACAACAACCAGTAATCCAGCTAACGGAACAATTAGATTAAATCGTGCTTGGGCTAGCACTACCGCTGGAACTGTATTGTTTTATATTGACGCATTAGACAATGTAGGACAGGATAGACAAGCATTTTTTAATGCTATTACACAATTTGGTACAGCTGGATCATATCATGGTGTTCTAACACTACAGCCAGATGGTAGTACAACTAGATATGCTGCTGTTATTAATAGTGTGGCTTATGATAGTGCTAATTCATTCTTTACACTAACATGTACATTTACTGATACACAAGGTTCAGCGCCTGCTGATGGTAGTAAATTGAATGTAGCGTTCCAGCCCGCTGGTCAGCAGGGTATTCAAGGTATACAGGGCGTACAAGGTGTACAGGGCATACAGGGTGTACAAGGACGTCAAGGTGTACAGGGTATTCAAGGTTGGCAAGGCATCCAAGGCGTACAAGGTGTACAAGGTATACAGGGCGTACAAGGTATCCAAGGTGTTCAAGGCGTACAAGGTGTACAAGGTGTACAAGGCGTACAGGGTGGTCAAGGTGTCCAGGGTGTACAAGGTATTCAAGGTGTACAAGGTGTACAAGGTATTCAAGGCGTTCAAGGTGTTCAAGGCATACAAGGTGTACAAGGACGTCAAGGTGTACAGGGTGTTCAAGGTGTACAGGGTGTACAAGGTATACAGGGCTTTAGTATTTTATGGAAAGGCACATATGCTGCTGGAACTACATATCAATTAAATGACGTAGTATTCTATAATGGACAAAGCTTTATATTTGTTAATACAACACCAACAAGCGCTCAAACCCCAAGCACAGGATATGGTCCAACACTAGTTGTCAATACTACATATTGGAACCAAATGGTAAGCCAAGGTATTCAAGGCTTACAGGGTGTACAGGGTGTACAAGGTGTACAAGGCGTACAAGGTGTACAAGGCGTACAAGGTGTACAAGGTGTACAAGGTATTCAAGGCGTACAAGGTGTCCAAGGTATACAAGGTGTACAGGGCGTACAAGGTGTACAGGGCGTACAGGGTATTCAAGGTGTACAGGGCGTTCAAGGCGTACAGGGTGTACAGGGTGTTCAAGGCTTTAGCTTGGTTTGGAAAGGTACTTATAGTGCTGCTACAACATACTATGCTAATGATATTGTATTCTATAATGGTCAGAGTTACATCTATGTAAATGTAACAGCCAGCGCAGGTCAAACTCCAGCAACAGGAAATCCTCCAGTAATCAATACTACTTACTGGAATCAAATGACCAGCCAAGGTATCCAGGGTATACAAGGTGTACAGGGTGTACAAGGTGTACAAGGTGTACAGGGTGGACAGGGTGTACAAGGTGTACAAGGTATTCAAGGTGTACAAGGTGTACAGGGTGTACAAGGTGTACAAGGACGTCAAGGTGTACAAGGCGTACAAGGTATACAAGGCGTACAGGGTGTACAAGGTGTACAGGGTGTACAAGGTGTACAAGGTGGACAAGGTGTACAGGGTGTTCAGGGTGTTCAGGGTGTTCAGGGTGTACAAGGTGTACAAGGTGTACAAGGTATCCAAGGATTTAGTATTGTTTGGAGGGGTACATATTCTGCTGGTTTAACATATAGTGCTAATGATACCGTATTCCATAATGGTAATAGTTATATCTATATTAATTCAACTCCAAGTTCAGGTAATGCTCCTTCAACTGGAATTGGTGCAAGTCTAGTAGTTAATACAACTTATTGGAACCAAATGACCAGCCAAGGTATCCAAGGTATCCAAGGTGTACAAGGTGTACAAGGTATCCAAGGTGTACAAGGTGGTCAGGGTGTACAAGGTGTACAAGGTGTACAGGGTGTCCAGGGCGTACAGGGTGTTCAAGGCGTACAAGGTGTACAAGGCGTACAAGGACAACAAGGTATTCAAGGTTCAGGCTTTAAGTGGCGTGGTGCTTGGGACGCTAGTACCAGCTATGCTCAAAGCGATATGATCATATTCAGTGGTAGTACATATGTTTGTATTGGACCATATACCGTAAACACACTAACTGGTGTAAGCATTACTTCAAATGGTATATCATTCAGTGCAACAACAGCACCTTCAGTAGGATCTACCGTAATTGTAACTGGTACAAATAGTGGTACTGGTAGTCTACAGAGCTATAGCACTAATAATGCTACAGCTGGTGTTGTTTACTATGTTGTAGGAACTGCCCAAGGATTTGCTGCACCGACTACAACATCTGCTGTATTGAGTGCGACCAAGGGAGGTACAACTGCAATAAGCAATAGTGCTGGAACTGCAACTGGTTTAATTTTTAATAACAATAGTCATACACCACAATTCCACACATCACTCAATCCTGATAGTACATTACAGAAATGGGAATTGACAGGTGCACAGGGTATTCAGGGTGTACAGGGTGTACAAGGTGTACAGGGTGTACAAGGTCGTCAAGGTGTACAAGGTATTCAAGGTGTACAGGGTGTTCAAGGTGTACAGGGTGTACAAGGTGTTCAAGGATTTAGTTTGGTATGGAGAGGTACCTATGCTGCCGGTACAACTTACTTTACCAATGACATTGTATTCTATGATGGTAATAGCTATATCTTTACAGCTAATACACCAACATCAGGCCAAACTCCAGCGACAGGTCAACCGCCAGTAGTCAATACCACATACTGGAATCAAATGACCAGTCAAGGTATACAAGGTATACAAGGTGTACAAGGTGTACAAGGTGTACAAGGCGTACAAGGTCGTCAGGGTGTACAGGGCGTTCAGGGTGTACAGGGTGTGCAGGGTGTACAGGGTGTACAGGGTGTACAGGGTGTTCAAGGTTATAGTGCTGTATGGAGAGGAACATATGCTGCTGGCACAACATATTATTCTAATGATATAGTATTTTACAATGGTAACAGCTATATCTACAAGAATGCTACACCTAGCGCAGGTAACACTCCATCAACAGGTTATGGTCCAACACTTGTAGTTAATACAACTTACTGGGATCAAATGACCAGCCAAGGTATCCAAGGCTTGCAAGGTGTACAAGGTGTACAGGGCGTTCAAGGTGTACAGGGTGGGCAAGGCGTACAGGGTGTACAGGGTGTACAAGGTGTACAAGGTATTCAAGGTGTACAAGGTGTACAGGGTGTACAGGGTTATAGTACAACTTGGAGAGGCACATATAGTGGTTCTAATACATATTATGCAAATGATATTGTATTCCACAATGGTAATAGCTTTATCTATATCAACCTAACAGCCAGTTCAGGAAATGCTCCATCAACCGGAGTAGGAGCAAGCCTTGTAGTTAATACTACATATTGGAACCAAATGACCAGTCAAGGTATCCAAGGCATCCAAGGTGTGCAGGGTGTACAAGGTATCCAAGGTGTACAGGGTGGTCAGGGTGTTCAAGGTGTACAAGGCGTACAAGGTGTACAAGGTGTACAGGGTGTACAGGGTGTACAGGGAATACAGGGTGTACAAGGACGTCAAGGTGTCCAAGGCGTACAGGGTATTCAAGGCGTACAGGGTGTACAAGGTGTACAAGGTATTCAAGGTGTACAAGGTGGTCAAGGTGTACAGGGTGTACAAGGTATTCAAGGCGTACAGGGTGTACAGGGTGTACAGGGTTATAGTACAACTTGGAGAGGAACCTATAGTGCTGCCACTACCTACTATGCCAATGATATTGTATTCCATAATGGTAATAGCTTTATCTATATTAACCTAACAGCCAGTTCAGGAAATGCTCCTTCAACAGGTGTAGGTCAGTCCTTAGTTGTTAATACCACCTATTGGAACCAAATGACCAGTCAAGGTATCCAAGGCTTACAGGGTGTACAAGGTGTACAGGGTGTACAAGGTGTACAGGGTGGTCAGGGTGTACAGGGTGTACAGGGTGTACAAGGTGTACAAGGTGTACAAGGTGTACAAGGTGTACAGGGAATACAAGGTGTACAAGGACGTCAAGGTGTACAGGGCGTACAAGGTGTACAAGGTGTACAAGGCGTACAAGGCGTTCAAGGCATACAAGGTGTACAAGGTGGTCAAGGTGTACAGGGTGTACAAGGTGTACAGGGCGTACAGGGTGTACAGGGACAACAAGGTGTACAAGGATTTGGTGTAACTTGGAGGGGTGTATGGGCAGGTAGTACAGCATATGCAGTAAATGATATGGTGTTCTATCAAGGAACAAGTTATATTTGCATTACTGCTCATACTAGTGTTGGTGGTACACCACCACCAAATGCTAACTGGAATCAAATAAGCAGTCAGGGTATTCAAGGCGTACAAGGTGTACAAGGCGTACAAGGCGTACAAGGTGTACAAGGTGTACAAGGTGTACAAGGTGTACAAGGCGGACAAGGTGTACAGGGTGTACAGGGTGTCCAAGGTGTACAGGGTGTCCAGGGTGTACAGGGTGGACAAGGTGTACAAGGTGTACAAGGCGTACAGGGCGTACAGGGTGTACAGGGTGTTCAAGGAATACAAGGTGTACAGGGACGTCAAGGTGTACAGGGTGTACAAGGTATTCAGGGCGTACAAGGTATTCAGGGCGTACAGGGTGTACAGGGTGTACAGGGTGTACAGGGTGGCCAAGGCGTACAGGGCGTACAAGGTGTACAAGGTGTACAAGGTATTCAAGGCGTACAAGGTGGTCAAGGTGTACAAGGTGTACAGGGTGTCCAAGGTGTGCAGGGTGTACAAGGACAACAGGGTGTACAAGGCTTTGGTGTAACTTGGAGAGGTACATGGGCAGGAGGCACATCTTACTCAGTAAATGATTTAGTATTCTATCAAGGCACAACTTATATTTGTATTACTGCTCATACCAGTGTTGGAGGCACACCACCATTAAATGCAAACTGGAACCAAATGAGTAGCCAGGGTATTCAGGGCATTCAAGGCGTACAAGGTGTACAAGGTGTACAGGGCGTTCAAGGTGGTCAAGGTGTACAAGGTGTACAGGGTGTACAGGGTGTACAAGGTATACAAGGTGTACAGGGCGTACAGGGTGTCCAAGGACGTCAAGGTGTACAGGGTGGTCAAGGTGTACAAGGTGTACAAGGTGTACAAGGAGTACAAGGTGTACAGGGAATACAAGGTGTACAAGGTGGCCAAGGGGTACAAGGACAACAGGGTGTACAGGGTGTACAAGGTGGCCAAGGTGTTCAAGGCTTGCAAGGTGTACAAGGTGTACAAGGTATACAGGGTGTACAAGGTGTACAAGGTTTCCAAGGTTTCCAAGGACATCAAGGACATCAAGGATGGCAGGGAACACAAGGTATACAGGGTGTACAAGGTGTACAAGGCTTCCAAGGCTTCCAAGGCTTCCAAGGATATCAAGGCTTCCAAGGAATACAAGGTTTCCAAGGAACAACTGGTGAGCAAGGTATACAAGGACGTCAAGGTATACAAGGTGAAAAAGGTCTACAAGGTGACACTGGTACACAAGGTTTCACTGGTGCCACAGGTAGTCAAGGTATTCAAGGGTTACAAGGATTGCCAGGTCCAACAGGTGATACAGGAGTACAAGGTGCTACAGGATCTACAGGAGCACAAGGTGCTACAGGTGCTCAAGGTACAGACGGAACAATTGGAACATTAAGTTTAGCAGACTTTAAGAATGTAGTAGCAAATAGTAATAACTTCGCAGACTTTAAGACAGCAGTAGCAGCACTATAAGGAGATGATGAGCAATGCCAATTAATTTAGATCAGACGGGCCCAGCGCATTTATTAAGCACCGATGAAGATGGTCTGATCCTTAATGGCAGTCCAGTCATCTCAAAGAGTATTCATGTAAGTGACATTGAACCTAAAGATTGGTTTGGTGATACAAACACCAAGTTATTATGGTTAGATACAGGTGTAGTTGGTACTAGTGTATTTCCGTTAGGTGGTGCAGCCAATTATATTTTACGCACTGATGGTAATGGTACCGTTAGTTGGATACCTCCCAGTAGTATAGATGCTACCAAGTTTCATTATGTTATAGATAGTAATAATGTTAATTATGATCCAGGTACCGGTAAGATAAAATTTGTTAGAACTCTTGGTTCGGCTATGAGTACTAGTATTAATATAGCTATCAGTGGTTATGATAAATCAAGTAATTTAATATCAAGCTTTATTAATAGTTTAACAGCATATGGAAATGCTAATCGTCGTGGATTTATTAAGATAGAAAAAGAGAATGACCCAAACTTTTTTCAAATTTATTCATTTAGCACCGTAACTGATAACACAGGATGGTTTAATTTAGCTGTCACACCTGCCAGAATTGAAGTTGGAGATGAGAATTTTCTTGATGGTGATCCTGTAAGTGTTACATTTACTCCTTGTGGTCCTGAAGCACTTACTCAAGATCTTACACCATATGTATTAATAACAGGAACTCAAACACTTACTAACAAAACTTTAGTTAGTCCTATTATAAGTGGACTATACCTAAGTGATTCAAGCATTGTTTTTGAAGGTTCGTTCCCAGCTAATGATTTTGAAACTACTCTTACCGTAGAAAATCCTACAGCAGATCGTACGGTAACTATACCAGATGCAACTACAACAATGGTCGGTACCGATGTTACTCAAACTTTGACTAACAAAACTATTATTGATCCATTAATTGATAATGCAACAATTAATTTAACAGCTAATAATAGTAATATTACCTTGACCAGTGATATCACCACTGCTTTTAATAGTAGATATAATACTACAACTAACAATCAATATAGTTGGACTACTAATTTATACTACGATGGCACAGCTTGGTTAAAGGATGATAATGATAGAGGTGGTTGGAGAATCAATAAACTTGCTGCCACGACATTGGATTCAAGTAATGAGATAGCCATATCCTATGCACCAATAGGTTCTAATGTAGTAGCTAATCATTTAGTAGTATCTGGAAGTGGTAGTGTAAGTTTACCTAGTAATGTACCAAGCACAAATACTACAACTGGCACATTGATTGTTACAGGTGGTGTAGGAATTGGTGGTGATATTAATACAGGTGGTGACCTAAATGTATTTGCTACAATAACAGCAGGTGATATTCAAAGTACTCCTATTGGAACTAATCTAAGGGAGAGTGGAGGTTTCACAACATTAAGTGCTAGTGACCTTTTTGACGTATCTGATCCAACAGAGAGTACTAGTCAAACTACTGGTGCAGCAGTTATTACTGGTGGATTAGGTGTAGGTAAGGCAATAAATGCTAATGGTCCTGTTTGGATAAATGATTTAGGTGCTACAGAAACAAAGTTAACAGGTTATAGCCTAATCTTACAAGGTGATCAAGCCAAATTAAGAGTAGGTCCAAATTACACAGCTGGTGCTGCTGACTTTATTGATCTTAAAACACAATCCAACAATCCAACAATTGTAACAACCAGTGATAATTTTACAATTGAAAATACAAAGAATGCCAGTTTAATCACTCTAACAGCCACAGCGGGCAGTGTAGCAGTATCAGCTAATACAGCAAGCACAGATAAAATAACAGGAGCACTTACCGTAGTAGGTGGTATAGGTGTTGGACAACAGGTACATGCTAATGATATGTACGTTTATGGTCAAACAGGGTTATCAAACACAGCTAGCCAAGTAGTTAGCGTAGGTGCTACTCAAACCATAACAAACAAAACACTTACAGCACCAGTATTGAACAATAGTGTACTAACAGGTACGATCCAAGCAGGAGCTAGCGTAGGTATTCAAGGACAATTACTTTCAAGTACAGGCACAGGAGTTGCTTGGGTTAACCCAGTTAGCTTTAGTGCTGTAGGTTATGCTAAGGTTACGGACCAAAATATAAATCCTTCTGGTGATGTTAGCTGGCCTGCTGGTTCTAGTTTTACTATTGGATCAAGTTTTGGTTCAATGGATGCCAGTGGAATCTTTACTTTCACCGTTACTGGTACATATCAAGTCACTATTAATTTTAGTATAACTGATATTAATGGTGGTAGTGCTTATCCACCAGCTGATGCCTGGATTAAGAAGAATAATAGTAATAGTGTAAAATATTGTCAAATACTTACCAATGGAGTTAGAAGAGGTAGTGTAACTGAAGTTATTGATTTTGCTGCAAATGATACTTTAATTTGGTTTATGAATAGCGTAATTCGTGTAAATGGTGGTACTGCAACTGGCAGTAGATTGACAATAGTTCGATTATATTGATATTGACAACATAAAAAATTCCTGTATAATACTAGCATAGATAATTACAACTATGCAAGACTTAGGAATGTATTGTCTCTGCTATGTAGGTAGAGAACCCAAGCGTAACCAATATGACCAACATAATATTATGTGTGGTTCAATTAACTACGATTACAATGATATTGTCTCCATGCAGAATCGGGGCTTTCTAATGGATCATTTTGGGCAAGAACACATAAGTCATATGAATAGCGACTTTGGAAGTTTGACAGGCTTATATTGGGTTTGGCGTAATACTGATCATGAGTATAAAGGAACCAACCAATATAGGATATATTGGGATGATGAATTTAATCTAGTACCAAATAGAGTATATATTCCACAGGCTAAGGATATAGTAACAGCTATTAAAGGGTTCGCGCCACATGTTGATAATGTGTATGATCATTTTAGTCACTGCCACAATAGTTTAGGATGGCAATTACTATATGGACTAGCAGGTGATAAGCGTATTCCTTTGACCTTTGATATGATTAATCAATTAAGAACATACAAATATCTCATTCCTTTTCATATGTTCGTAGCAGATCGTAATACTTTTAATCGTATTTGTGAAGTATTGTTTCAAATTTTATTTGAATTTCATAGTAATTTTAGTTCTTTCCTTCCTGAAATTTATAGAAGAAACCAACAGGTTAGATTTTATGATTTTTTTGGGGAAAGAATACTACACTTAATTTTAACTAATCAATATTATTTTTTAGGCAATGTTGATGTAGTACATATTAACATTTTGGACATAGACCACCATGCTTGAAACTACAAAAATGCAACCTTTTTTGTTGGATTATATTAAAAATCCAACTAATTCAGAGACCAATTTTAAAATGGCCTTAGAATATGACGGGCTAGGGCAATTGGCCAGTGCTGTAAGTTATTATCTTAGGACTGCTGAACGAGCCGAAAATGATTTATTAAAGTATGAATGTTTAATTAGAGCAGCAATGTGTTTTGAAAAACAAGGTAGTAGGAATTTTACCGTCAAAGGATTACTACAACATGCTGTTTCAATACTACCTAATAGGCCAGAAGCCTATTATCATCTAAGTAGGTTTTATGAACACAAGCAAGATGATGGTCATTGGAATGATACTTACATGATAGCAAGTATAGGTGAAGGTGTAGCTGACATTTCACGTGAAGGGTTAAGAACAGATGTAGGGTATTTAGGAAAGGATAGTTTACTATTTCAAAAAGCTCTAAGTGGTTGGAATTGTGGATTATGTGATGAAAGTAGAACAATATTTAGAAGTTTAATGCGTAGCGAACAATTACCAGAAGATTATAAACGTATTGTATATAATAATTTAAAGTTTATGAGTAGCTATGTGGAAATTCCATTTGATACTTATGACAGATCCAAGTATTCTAAATTACGTTATAAGTTTCAAGGTGCAGAAAATATTGAATCTAACCATAGTGAAGCTTATCAAGATATGTTTGTTCTTAGTATTACTAATGGCAAAAAGGGTGGTACATTTATTGAAGTTGGTGCTGGTAGACCTTTTTATGGTAATAACACTGCCTTATTGGAAAAAACATTTGATTGGCGTGGCATAAGTATAGATTTGGATGAACGTCAAGTAAGTAACGATAGGAAAACTCCATTCCTTATTCAAAATGCATTAGAAGTAGATTATAGTAGAATAATTAGAGAATTGAATTTAGGTCCAGTGGTAGATTACTTACAGCTTGATTGCGATCCTCCAGAAGTAACTTTTGAAATATTAAAGAAAATTCCATTTGATTCATTTAAGTTTAGAGTAATTACATATGAGCATGATTATTATAACACAGATAAAAAAGAACTTAGAGAACAATCAAGACAATATCTACAATCAAAAGGTTACATCTTAGTTGCCACTGATATTGCTCCTGATGAATGGCGTAATTATGAAGATTGGTATGTTCATCCAGATCATGTAGACAGAACTATTGTAAATCAAATGTTAGATCTTAGTGATAGGACTAAAAAAGGCGAAGATTATATTTTAGCAGGATAATAAAAGATGATTCCAGTAATAGGTACTTGTGTAGTTTTTACAACACATTGGGTAGAAAGATTATTAGCCAGTGTAGATTTCCCTGTGGAAAATTTCCTTATTATTAATAATAATGGTAAAGGAGAAATTACAGAAAATTTGGATGCACTAGCTAAAATTAAAAGACGTTACATTAAAAATGTACATGTAATTCATATGCCTTGTAATTTAGGAGTTCCAGCTAGTTGGAACTTAATTATTAAGAGCTATTTAATGGCACCTTATTGGCTAATTGTAAATGATGATGTAGCTTTTGGTTCTGGTATACTTAAAGAAATTTACGATAAGGTAAATGAAGATCCAGAAATAGGCATAATACATGCTAACCAAGGGGACTTTAATGTAGGCAGTTGGGATCTATTTGTACTTAGAGATCATACCGTTGCTAAATTTGGTTTATTTGATGAAAATATGTATCCTGCATATTGTGAAGATGATGATTATATCATGCGTATGATGCATGCCGGTGTTAAAAAAGTTTTAGGATTAAGCAAAAACTATTATCATGGTGCAGGTGATAAAACTGAATATCATTTTTACGGTGGCAATACACGTAGACACGATCCAGAAGTTATGAAAAAATTAGATGAAGCACGTGATATGAATATAGAATATCTAACTGCTAAGTGGGACAAACACTGGCGTACTTGTTGGCCTACTACTGAACCATGGCAAGGTCAGCCACACGTATTAAACGAACAAAGATTTGATTTAGAATTCTTACGTAAAAAGTATGTAGGGTTTTAGATCAAGTCCATTACACTGAAAACGGTTTGTAATTTTGTTCTTATATTTTTATTACTAAAACTACTCCTTAAACCTTGGTGCAAAGGTTTAGGAGTTAAGTCAATTGTAGTCCAACTATAGCCAGCATGTTCATTACTAAGTATAGGAATAAATTCTTCCCGCACTACACATAGAAAAGTATGAAAATGAAATACTTTATCGTTACTAACAAATGTTTCTAATGGAATAGACTTAATAATAGGGGGCATATCCCCTATTTCTTCTTTTATTTCTCTAACAAGGCTCTGCCAAGCGTTCTCTCCAGCTTCCACCGTCCCACCAACTAAACTCCAAGTACCTCTATGCTTGCCATTGGCTTTTTGCAGTAATAAAATTTTTTTAGTTTGTGTTGAATAAAATAAAGCACCACTACATACGATATTATTTTTTAAAGTATTAATCTCCAACCTCCTCTACGATATTCGCCTTCAAAACTTTTACTCCAGCGAACACCATCCCACTTGTATTGTACATTACTATGTATATTAGTTAGGTAGAATATGGTATCTTTTTCTTTAGTGCTATCAAAAATAACTTGCCATGTAGTGCCAGTCCATTCTATTACGTCGTTAGTATTTGCAACAAAGTCCACCCCTGAAGTACTTTTCCAAGCATCTGGACCATCTTCGTCTGTGTATAGTATGTAGGTTATTATATCATCAACTAGGGCATCATCTATTAATCTAATTACTAGTTTACCATTAATATTATGTTGAGCATAAGTAACTGCTTGATCGTTAACATATACTTCGATATCTCTCACTTGTATAAAATCAACATTTGTATCAATTCTATTACTATTGTTTTCAGCAATTAAGGTTTCTCTAATTCCGCCACCAATATTGTTTATTATAAGATAACGTGTGCCAACATTGGGCGCTGGAAGGCCTGCATTAGGTCCTTTAGTTTGTGGATCTATAATGGCATCGAATGTGCCTGGACTATTTAACCTGTAAGGAGTATTAATATCTGTATTACCAGGGTATGTATCTTGATCCCAATTTACGTGTAGACAAGTTTCATCTAAAGGATTTAGTGCAATAGTTCCTACAACATCTAATCCATTAGGTTGTCTCAAAAATATTTTACTTTCACCTGGCGTGAATACGGTAGCTTGTTTGCCTAAAATTATTCTCCAATTTATTGCATTGCTTGTTTCTGGTTGATCTTTGGTTAGATCATCATTGGTATGACCAGATTCTGTAGGGCTGAAAATTTTTGCACACCCACCATAAACAATTATGTCATAGTCAACGGTATCTATAGTAATAGGACTAGTCATTTGATCACTATATCCCTTAGTCCCTTCATTAGGATCTTGACCTAAACCATCAATATATCCAGAAGCTGTTTCACCTATATTAGTATACATACTCATGACTATACGACTAACTATGCCAAGCTTTTTAACCTTAGTTGGAGGACTTATCCATATAGGCATACTAAATGTTAAGGTAGCTATGTCTATTGGTGAGTCTTGACCTACTGGTATTTGTCTGCTACTAAATTGAACATCATCCAAATATACTACACTGAGACTGGTCCAATCTATAAAATTATCTGTAGTTTGTATATCCAAGCTAGGATTAAATAACATTAAAACTTGTTCTAATATTTGTAATTTTTGTTCCGTACTTCCTGTCCAAACATCAGCTTTTACACTTAATTTATATGGAGTTGGCATTAATCTTTCTACGGTATAATTGCTGCCTTGGCTACTATTATATTCTCCATTTTCTATAGCTCTTTCACGCAGATGTACCTTGCCAACAAATGTTGAATCAGCAAGACGTTCTTTGTCCATTTCTAATCCACTGATATAAACAGCTATTCTAGGAGGTCCGTTAACTTTATTTTCACTATTTTGTTTTATGATATTAGCTACTTGACGATCCATATCTCCATACATAACAGGTACAGGTACTAGTCTACCATCACCGTATTTTATAACAAAGTTACTGAGTAATCGTATGGTCTGTAGAAGATATCTTCTTATCTGACCGTCATAGAAGAATTGCATTATAGATCTGCCTTTGGTTTAAGAACCTTACTTAGTGCTTGACGTTCTACTACCTGTTCTCCGTTAATGGTATTTACATTGGTATTATTAATGAATCCTAATCTATGAGTATTTCTATTATTAGTATTAGTTAATGTATGACGTACAGCATCTTCAGTTCTTACCCATCTTTGCCCATCAAACCTAAATAATCTATTTGGCATAAAATCAGTTCTTAGAAAGTAATCATTTAGGGTAGCACTATTTGGAAAATTAGTTCCATGGCCAAAGTCATAGCCATTAGGTGGAAAGCCGTCACCTATTAAGTGTCCTTTGTATCCTGGCCTAATAGCTCTTCCATGAATTCGACTAGCATCTAATCCTGTATTACTAGCATCTATATCAGTTTGATCAACAGTTTCAATTACAGGATTACCAGTATTTGGATCTATGGCTAGAGTAAAAAATTGTCTAGTCTCATATCCACTCATTGGTGCATCTGCTTCTGCTTGATCTAAGATAGCATTATTAATTTCTAATTCTTTAGCTTTAGTGCTTAATAATTCACGTAAGGTTTGATCAGTATTTTCACCTGCTGGTTTATCTAGTATGTCAGCAAATGCCTGACTATCTGTAATCTTTTTAAGTTTAATTCTGTATAAATGAGGCCACCATGTTTGACTAAATCCTTCACTGGCTCTACTTACATCTTCAATGACAAAGTAACGAGGTAAGGCCAAAGTGTAGTCATTTAGAGCAAATTCATCTTTAAGGTGAGGTAGTTCAAATACATCACCACTTATAGGTTTACGTCCTACGGTACGTATCCAATCATTTATGTGAACGGTGGCAAATATGGTGTCGTTGTCTATAAAAAGACCAAATTGACTTAGATTAAAATCTAAGTTTTGAACTTGGTAATGACCGCGTATTCTATAAATGTCGGGGTCATATTTACGATCACGATTCTCCAATAGCAATAGATCCTGTATATTAGTTTCTTTAGTTTCAGCATAATGTGGCTGATCAGGGCTAGCATTTTCTGGAGCCGTGTTTACACCAAGATATTTGTGTAGGTAAAAGTCTGTACCACCAATAGTAAACATTTCACTGATCTGACGATCTATGAATTTAAAGTCTAGTCCACGTTCTGGACGATATAAACTAATGCGAGGCATAATTTATTTATCAGAGGCTGATAAATAATGAGTAGGAGCTAACTATGTCAGAAACAACAACCCTTCAAGAACGTGAAAAAGTTTATCATTATTGCAGGACTATGCTGGGTGATAGCATGATTGATGTTGAATTGGATCCTGCACATTATGAACTAGCAGTTGATCGTGCCCTAGCACGTTACCGTCAAAAAAGTCCTAATGCTGTAGAGGAAGCATACTACTTCTTAGAACTAAAAGAAGATACTAACGACTATAGATTACCTAAAGAAATCATACAGGTTCGCAGCATATATCGTCGTACAATAGGCAGTAGAACAGCGGGCGGAAGTGGTGGTACACAATTTGAACCATTTAATTTGGCCTATACTAACACCTACTTATTGAACAG